CAACTCCTTGGTACTTACGAGCAATAGTCTGTCCTTTAGACAGTAGCCAGTCATCCATTGTGCCTTTAACAATGTATTCTGAGCGTTTGAACTCTTTATATACGAGTCCTTCAGTTTTACGGAAGTCAGCTAGGTATTCCTGAGCAAATCGGTCTTCTGTAAGCTCTGATTTAGCTTTATCTACCTCATCATTATCAATATGGGGGTTGTCATACGTACTAAAATGGAAAGATTTGTAGTCATCATCCTTACTTTCCATGTTAAACAGGTCATAAAAGTGGTTAAAGCCCTTGGGAGTGCTAATAAAGATACCTTCTCCCTTGGTGTCAGTCAGGGTAGGACGAATAATCTCATGCCAGTTCTCCCAGAAGTTACGCATAGATGCAATCTCGTCAATTACAATAAGGTCAAACTGCTGACCACGTAACGTATCAATGTTTTCCCAACCTCTTAGGACAATCATGGACCCATTAACCAGTACAATCTCCAATCTGGACTCATTTATGGTCATAGCAGACTGTTCACACTCTCGTTTAAGCTGTGCCCAACAAATATCCCTTGCTTGCTGGTAGGTAGGGGCAATATAAGCAATTCTGGAGTTCGGTAGAGAGGCTCTAGCCTTCATTTGGTCAACTACCATAAAGGTTTTACCAAAACGACGCCCACAACAAGCAACTCTGAACCGATGAGGGTCCATAGCAATCAATGCTTGACAGGGATGAAGTACATGTTGAGCTTCTGGGTTCATATTATCTATTTACTATCTCATTAGCCTTCTCAACTAGGAACATATACGCTTCCATGTTCCATTTTGCATCAGCAAGGGCATTATGTTCTCCTTTTACTTGCTTAGGAAGCTGTGGGTTTCCTAATTCATCACACATTTGTTTAATGTCGTTTGTATACATTGGGAAGTGGACTGGTAAGTTCATCATCGTTCCAAACAGTTGGCATAAAACTACATGGTCATAGTCTGCGTAGTACGCCCAAAGCTCCGATTTAGCAGTTGTGTCGTTACATATGAAGGCTTCTACCTCTATACGTATTTCCTCACGAGTTTTGTATAGTGATGGGGCATTTTCAAGTTTTGTGAGTACATTGTCTTTTACCCACTGACTTGCTTTACTGGCATCAAACTCAGTACTAATAGCGTAGTAACCTCTTCCGTCTTCTGAAACAATACCAATACTAATAAGGTCTATTGTTTTGCCATCTTCTATAAATTCTGTGTCGTAAAAATATTTCATATATTATTTTGTATTAAGAGCTATCCATAAACGGGCTACGGCAGTTTCTGGGTCTGGGTCTGTACATTTAATGTCCTTGTTGATAGTTGGATGGGGTCTGCCTTGGGCTAGAAAGGTCTTGGCATGACGGTTGTATTTCAACCAACGAAAGTCCTCCCCACAAGCTGTAATTAGTTCCAAGAGGGTGGGAAGATAAGCACTATTATCATCCCAAACCTTTTTATTATCAGCTAGTGTAATGTCACTTTTAAATAAGACTGTGCCTATTTTGCTTTGAGGAAACCCTGCATCTTTTAGCTTTTTTGCTGTTTCGTAATTCATACTTTTTATTCTAGTTCTGCTTCTAGTTCTTTACTAGCAAGGATAAGCAACGATAAAAAGGCTTCTTTTTTCTCATTATCACCTGCTGGTAAGCTAAACTCTAGCTTTACAGTGTTCTCATCGTTTGCGTATTTGTATGTTTCGTATTTCATATTGAACAATTAAATAATGCTTTTTCTCCACGTTTCTTTTTTCTTATAATCTGTTCGGTAAGGACAGGATTTTCTTGTTTCGCCCAATTAAAGGTGTACCTACACTTAGGAAATCTAGTACAGCTAGTAAAGGGACCATAGAGTCCTTCTCTCCTTATGAGAGTGCCACCTTTGTCTGTATCAGTAGAAAGAGAACAAGCTGGACACTTATTACCATTTTTTGTTTTTTTATTTTCCATATCCCTTTTTTAATAATTTAGCTTTTCTCTTTTCTTCTTTTGACCAATCCTTATGTTCTTTATTCAAAGACCAACATCTAACCATCCCTCCACTAGAGATAGATAGATTACATTTGGAACAATGTATGTTTTTATACTGGTCAACAATAAGGAAAGAAGTACACCGAGGACATAATTCTTGTGTTGTAGTGTTGTCTATAGTTTCACCAAGTAAGGACATAGTGTTACTATTGTAGCACAGAGATGAATCGGGGTAGCTCACGACCCAAACCTTCCTTCAATGAAACGAATAGGTTGTAAAAGATACGGGACAATGAAAGACACGTATCACGATAGAAACATCGACTACATTCTCCATAAAAAGAACTAACTCATAACGCAGTTAGGGATATAGATAACATGGTTCAAATAAACCCTGGTGGGCGGAGTATTGTTCAAATAATGAGTCCTTTACAGTAAGTATCTTCTTTATAGTCTTATATAATGTTTAAGTATTATACTACTGTTGTAAAATGGTTTGACATCAATGTTACAGTGTTGCTAACACTATGAGGGGGGGGTGCTTAAGGGTAGGGGGGTGTCCATAACTTATCGGATTGATATAGTTCAAACACAGTAATAGCTAGTTGTCAAGGTGTTCATGGATAGGGGTATCAGCAGGTAATTGTGTAGCTGTTTCTGTTGCACTTTCAGTAGCTTTGAACCTATTAGCAGACTCCTGAGTTACATTGATTATCAGAGTTTTATCACCTTGCTTAGTATCAGTAAGTTTACCTTTCAACTTGTACGCCAGTGTGAGTTCACCTAACCGATTACCTTTCTTAGTTGTTATATCGCTCATTAGAGCCTTATTTAAGAACTCGTCAGTAATTCCCATTTCTTCCATAGCTACAATAAACCCCTTACTCTTCATTACTAGACTAGGTGATTCGCTTACACTCTTAGAATATCCAGCACTCTCTAGCACTCCGCCTTTAGTGAGATGTTCTGATATGTTTTTAACCGCTAGTCGCTGCCGTTTAGTTGGAGTGATGTTATTACTCTTTACAGGTGCTTTAATCATTGCAATACCATACCACACTTTTATCCCATTGTTTTAATGAAGCCGTGTGGTGAGTTGTAAGCGTAGTATAATGATTATAGGTAGTAGAGTGTGCATGATACAAGATAGTATAAGTGTGGTATAGCTAGTAATATGATACATAACCCTATGCGAACGTTTGCATTGTATTACAATATCTGATAGTATAAGAGAAGTAAAGAAGCTACTCCGGTAGACGTTCTCAACTTGAACCTTGACATCAATATAGAATAATCAATATAGCGTATCACGTGGTAAATAATTACATATTATGAACTACGCAAACATACTCGTTCACCTCATAACTACAGGGCAAGGATTCTGTAGTGTAAACGGTGCAATTGTAGACCGTTATGCTTGCCAGCAAGCCCTCAATCTTTCATGTAGTGATATGAATAAACTTGAACAGTTTACGGCAAGGCTTGATGATGATGATGTGAAAGACTTTGTTCAAGACATCAGAGATAAAAGAAAATAATTATGTATACATACATTTTTGAACTTACTGGTGAAAGGCAAGACGGTACAGAATTTTACAAGACTGTAGAATACAGTAGCTACTGTAGCAAGATAGGTGAACCCCTGCAAAAACATCTTGATAGATGGGTACAAGACCAAGAACGATACTGGAATCTAAAAAGCTACCCCATGAAGTACGGCATGTTATTACCAGCACAAACACTATAAAAAAGAAATACACGTAATACGTTGTATTGATTATTCTATACTATACAATTCTGAAACGTGATATAAAGAACCAGAACATAACGTATCTGGATATAATCAATCGTTACACTATAGCTATGTTTGAGTAAAAAATAACATGAATATATTAGAGAATAGATGTGACAACATAACGGCAGAAAAACTAGCAGAAATTATGGACAGCATAAAAATTGTACATAAAAACATGCTAGATGATGACAGTAGCGGAGACGGTGAAAGTATATTGCTACAATCTTGCTACAGTGGCAAGCAAACTTTCGGAGCCACAGACTATAAAGACCATAGAGAGGACACTTTATCAATGTTAAAAAACAAAATTTTACCATTAAAGATATTTCAATTAGGTCATTTTTATGACAGCAATGGCGAACAAGTCGATACTTTAGTACTAAGTGGATACCATGGTGGATATACTGGTACTTTCCTATATAAAAGCGGTAAAAATGCTTTTAATAGATAAACTATTAGCAACGTAGCTATAGTGTAGCGATTGATTAGATATAACCTATAGAGTAGTGAGTACGTGCATAATATAAAAAAGAATTATGGGACAGTACTACAACGGTAAGAAAATTGGTACATGCGAAACGATGTACTATATGCGAATGGATGAAGCTGAAATTTTAGCAAGATGTAAAGCAAGTGATGATGATGGAATAACATTTCAGTCAATGCTTACAGATAATGCAACCATGTTTCGCTTTCCATTTCCACAAGAAGACAGCAAAAAAGGTGATTTGCTAGGAATAGCAGACCATAGCCCTAGCTTTGATATGCCAGTACCCCATGATTTTGATTTAAATCATGCAGATATATGCGTATCAAATAGTCACAAGGATACAGGGACACATAAGATAAATATATTTGTACCCTGCCCCCACAGTAAAGAGTTCAAGCTAAAAACTAGCCATGGGAATCACCAACAGTATATCTCAATCAAATACAATGCAATGAGATACCCATTGTGGGAAGATGAAGATGGAAATACTCAACAGAATGCAAATGCAAAAATGGTAAAAAGTACACTTTTTGAGTGTTCACGATGTGGACAGCTACAGCGTGTATCACCAGAAGAAATGGCAATTGCGGTGGAATATGCAAGAGAGCATTTTACCCGACAATACAAACTCTTTGCACCATGTGACTTAGAAAATAGTGGACTAGTAGAACAAATGGATAGAAAACTATCCCTTGCATTACAGACACTATCAAGAATTTAAAAGACCAGCACGTACTCACTATTCTATAGGTTATACAACACATACAACAATAAAAAAGAAAAAAAATATGGGTATACAAATTTATGACAAAGCCGACAAAATAGAAAAAGACGGTACAGTATATTATTTTGTAAAGGACGGTAGCAAAAATTGTTTTTCTTTCGGTTCACGAATTGGAAAAGACTGGTTTCAGGAATATCCACAACGTGAAGTGCGAGAGAGCGATTGGAAACTAGTTGCCACTAAAAAAGTAGGCAGTTATGGGAAAATAGCAGATACAAACTTGAATTGCCCCACAAGCTACATATATGGGCGTATTATGTTTGGAAATAAATATAATATCGCACTATATCTTGATAAAAAGAAAACTATCAAGTTTGAAGACTTACAAGAACAACAGCAATACAATGTATCAATAATTATTGACCGATACAGTACATCAGAATGGGTTATTGACTTAGACAAGCCAGTACCAGAAGAAAAAGCAAAAAAGTATGTACATGATTACTGTGGGACACAGGAGAGGATTGAAGATTTTGTGACTTATTACAATGGATACAGTTACTGGAAATTAGATAATTTATAAAAAGTTTGTATGTGTTGTATAGCCTGTAGAAATTATTAAAACAATATAAAACTATGAAAAAGAAAACAATGGAGGAACTATTAAAGGCTGAAACTAGCTTGAGAGAAGAATTGATACACTCAGGCAGTAGCACAATGGACTTAATCAACGAATTGATTGAAGTCAGTATCGAAATAGAAAAAAATAGTAATATATAAAAATATGAAACAACTGACAGACTTACAATACGGTATTCTCATGCAAGCACTGGAAACCGCTAAATATGAAATAGGAGAAGATACTTTTATCGACCCCTACGACAACGAGCAAGAAATAACCAACGACCAAGCTATGCAAGCTATTCTAGAAATCGAAGATATGCACATTACTCATTTCACATCATAAAAATATGGAAAAAATAATAATCTCAGAATTAAAAGGAGAACGAGAAAACAATTCCGACATGAATATGTCTGACCAACAAATAAACGACTTAGCACAAGATATATACACCAAAATAATAACCCTATAACTATGTACACCCGATACAAAGCCGACAAACAAAAACAAAAGAACATCGTATATAACAAAATATATACATTACTAGCTTTAATAATCTTAACAGTGGTATTTATTGCCCTGTAATATATAAAAAATATGCAACAAAAAATAATCGACACCATAAACAACATAGACACCGACCCCGACAACTTAGAACTATTCAAAGAATGTGCAGAAATATATTGTAGTCAGTGGGAACTGTGCAACGCGTATAAAAATGCACTGATAGCAGAAATCAACGACCAGTTCGACAACCATTTTCATGACTCAGACCAAAACGCTGATGCACTAGAAATATATAAGATATTAACCAAATAAATATGATAAGAATAATCTTACTAGCAATACTATTTATATGGCTTGCCATACTATTTCCAGTTTTATGGATTGTATATGCTATATACCTAATAATAGTATTATCTAATTAAAAAAGAACAATCCAATAATATGTCTAAAGAAATAAAAACAATACTAGAACAAGCACAAGAACACTCAAGTTTTCAATTAAGCAGAGAAAATATGAGTGCAGATGCAAAAACAATGGAAGCAACAGCTTTTTTGGAAAATAAAAAAGGGAAAAAACGGCACTATTGCACTTGTGGGGAGATGATACTTGTACAGCATGTAGGAGTACAGACGTAGGTTATACAGACTAATTAAAATAATATGGGTAAAAAAATAATAGTGAAATTATACTCAGGATATGGAGGTGTCCCAAAATGTGAAGTGAGTCTTGGAGAAGATAATTATCTCATTGAGATTGAACAACTAGAAAAGAATCTTGAAAAAGAAATACAAAAGAAAGGATTTACTGTGACAAAAACCAACAGGCAAAAATATGCACGATTAGTAATCAATTAAAATTTTTATGGAAAAAAAAGAAAAGACTAGGCATTTCTGTGAATGTGGAAAAGAAATTTTTGCTGGTAAGTTACTAGCAAGCTCACGGAAGAACCACGATACAACACCAGAACATATGCAAGCGGTAGCAAAGGCACGTTGGAAGAAACCAAACGAGCTAAAGCGTAGGCGTGAACGGAACAAAGAGTTTGTAGCTAAGTTTGTAGCAAATGGTGGCATATGATTAAACTACTACTAATTTTTGGAGCAGGGTTTGTACTAGGCTTGCTGTTCAACAAACAATGAAGTATAATTATGAATGTCTAATACATAGGCTTTCTTTTTTATCAGCGAAACCACTCATTTATCTGAGTGGTTTTTCTGTTACACGGCTCAACATAGCCATATTCTTATACACAGGTATACAGTTGCGTAGTATAAGTATAGGTGCTATACTATAAGAGTTAAGAGAAATAATAAAAAAGAAAAATGGAAAAAGAATTTAAAAACTTAGGTCGAGATATTGTGGATAGTAAACATGAAGCAATAAACCAAAAGGATAGTTTTCGATTACAACAACTCGATGACATCCACATGGAAGACCCTAACGAAGACGAAGCAAGTTACAAAGAAGAACGAGAAGAATACACAAGAGAGTCGAACCAATTACCAGCTGAAGGTAACTTATACTAAAAATGAAAGTCACAATAAATGTAGACGGGATGAAAAGAGAATTTGATGGAGATTATCACACCCTACACAACAATGACTGGAACGAGATTGTACGTTCAGGCTTAGACGAATCAGAAGAAGTGCGAGCAAGTGTAGCAAAAGACCATTTCGATGGTGAGAAAATAAACCAAACATAATATGTCAATGATTTACTGTCACACGCATGACTTGCACTACGATTCAGATTTTGTAGAAGAATGTCCACAGTGTGAGGAAGAAGAAGTTGAGGAGATACCAATGTTTAAAGGGACTAGAGACGCACTAGATAAACTAAAAATATGACAAAAACAATTAAAGAATTACAAGAATTTGCTAGTAAACATAAAATTATCCTATCAGAAAAAGGAGAGATTGGTTTTGGGCGACCGTGTGTAGGATTCCTACACGGTGACAATTATATTGGTTACAATCCTACTAAAGATGGGGGAAACTATGCCCCCGTTTTTGGAAAGCATGATGACAGATTATATCCCCCAGAGGGCGTTAAGTCTTACCACAAAGGAGACTATTTAGCTGTGTTAGTTAGTAATGACAATTACGATGCAGGGTTAGAGCAATTACTTAAATGGATAAATCACCTAGAGTCACAAGGAGAAGTAGAAGTTGTAGAGTTTGAAACAGGAGCTACTGGTTTACAAACAATTATGACAGGTTTGTTTGGGAGAGCAATAAGAATAAAATCTTAATATGATTTCAGTACCAGTAGGACAAGTAGGACTAAATGATAAAGAGTGGAAACAAGCGAAGGTGAAGATGTTGGAAACAGGTGAGTTTGACCCCAACACCAGTGCAAAGCTATCCGAGGAACAAAGATACTGGGTAAAAGAAACTCACAAGAGTATTAGAAATCTAAAAGAAAAATATGAACCCGAAACTGAATAAATTTATTGAAGACAATCAAGATATAACAATGCTTGGATTTGCATGGGCTTGCTATTGGAGAGTGTGGCTTACCATTATGGGTGGTTATGCCCTCATACTTGTACTCATCCTGCTCTTAGCATAAACAGTACGTCCTGTATGACGTTAAACTATAAAAATTAAGAATAATATATTATCTATGATTACAGCACCAAAAGCAGATACTAAACCACGAGAGTTAGTACCAGTAGGAAACCATGTTGCACGGTTATTTAAAATCGTAAACATCGGAACAGTCCCTACACCCTATCTAAACGAGGATGGGAGTGTAAAAGAACAGTCACGTATCCGTCTATACTTTGAACTACCGCATGAAATGCGAGATTTTGAAAAGGATGGAGTGACAAAATCATCACCAATGGCAATCAGTAAGGAAGTTACCCTATCATTCTACAAGAGTGAAAAAATGACCTCTACACTACGTCTGATGGCTCATGCACTTATCGGAACAAAACTTACGGACCAAGAAGCAGAAGTATTTGATGTAGAAGACCTACTCAATAAGGCTTGCATGGTGGAAGTGACTCACGAAACCATGAAAGACGGAAAAGAATTTGCCAAGGCAATTAGCTTTGGTTCAATTCCAAAAGGAATGGAAGTACCCGAACAAATAAATGCAGGAGTAGTACAGGATGTATATAAAATGACAGAGGAGGAAGTTGAAGCACTACCAGAATGGTTACGTGACAAGATGAAGACCTCACGAGAGTATCATGTACGATTCCTTGCCCCACGCTCAGAAACACCACAGGCAGTAGATGAAATGCCTGACAGTGTAAGAGAAGCTCAAGAACTTGAACCTGGTGACATGCCATTTGAAGATGATGAGGTTATTTCTTACACTGAGGGACAAATGTAATGACTGTAAGAAACACAAAATATGCAGATGGATGCAGAATATGTGGATGTAAAATGATAGTTCCATCATGGTCTATTTGTGACAAACTAGAATGTGAGTTACTGGCAGTAAAAGAATCTCAACAAAAGAAAAAGGACAAGAGAAAGAAAAAATCGTGAACTACTATAATTCAAGTCAACAAAAGATTGGTTCTCTAAAAGAAGGAATTTTTAGAAAACGAGTCAAAAAAAGTGTACACCTGATGAGAAACAATAATTCTTGGGGTATTGATTATAATACTTTAAAGAAAATTAGGGATGCAGGTTGTGTTGAAATACGTATCCTGGAAATGGAAGATAGTATTATCTATTCCGTTTCTATGGAGACGCTTTGGAGTCATGCCACAGTAATGAATTGGGGTGATGGTCAACAAGCGTTTCTTCATAGGGAGAATTTTGAAAGAACAGAATATATTTACAAAGTAATATAGAAAATATGGTAGCACCTAGAAAATACACAGAAAAAGACGTTGCAAAGTGGACAAAGGCTCGTAATGAGCTTGGAATGAGCTATAAAGCGATTTCAAGGGAATATAGAGTATCACTCACTACTGTCCGTTATCACCTTGTAGAGGGCGAAAAACAGCGAATTAAGGCTACTACAGCAAAGTATGTACGTGAGAATAGTGAGAAAGTTTATGCACAACAGTTGGAATATCAGAAGAAAAAGAAAATGGTATAGTAACTGGGACGGTACAAGGAGTGGTGTGTTTACTCCTACAACCAACAATCAGTCCTGATTATCCTTTGAAGCAGTTAATTAGGGAGACCTCCCAACTGTGGAGGAAAAAAGGGTGAGGCCTTGAGGTTGTAGGCGTAAGCACAGCACATAAAATATATGAATAACTTAAGTAAAGTAAAGAAGTTTGAGTTTGACCCAGAAAAGTTTGACGAAACTGCAAAGGTGATAGGACCAATGATAAACCGCAACGAAGTAGACCAGAAGTTGCAAGAGATAGGTATTACTCTTGAAGACCTTAAAAAGGCATTGTTGTATGAGTAAAATTACTAAGCACCACTTATCCCCAGTTACAAATTAGGTGATTTTTGATTCTATGGTATATTTATAGGTGAATGAACCTAAATAACACAATTAAATACTTTGTAGAGCGAGGCCAAGCTATTGGAGGTTCATTCACATTTCCTTTGGCTTCCCTCTACAAAGTATTCAAACTTAATCACGCTTAACAGGTGTGTTTTTTGCTATGTACGAAGTAAAACAATCACGAACAAGAGGAAAAATGTACGATTTTATGTCCGAGATACTCGGGAGGACTCTTACATCTAAAGAGCATGAAGATTTTAAAGAAATCATACGTGCCTATTTTGATTCGACTGATAAGTTTGTTCGGTACAGAGAAGCATTAAATTCTAAACCAGTTGAACATATTTTAACTTGTGGAAACTGCAAGCGTATTGAGAGAGCTTCAGGGTATAAAGACCGTAAGAAGACCCGAAGAACTTTTATATGCCCATAACAACGTTCTAGCGAACCATCAATTAAGGCAAATGATGTAAAACAAGTCTTATACAGTATTGTGTCGTGCTTCTGACATAATAAAACTTCAAAGATATATGGGGTTCAAATGCGAAAGGAGGGAAAATAGCTAACACCTTGCTACCCTCCCATTAGATTTGCATCTCATATATTCTGGATTAGATTTCTCTTATATATTACGGTTACTGAAATGTGTAGCATACAGTAAGTAACTACGGGGGTAAGAGATTGAACCCATTAGCTAGTCAACTACATACCCAATGAGTACCCTGCTTTCTTTCAGGGGAAAGGTGTGCCTATGGTCAAAGATATATTGCTATCCACAGGGTAGATTACAAGAGAGTAGTGTAGTATAGAAATATGGAAACAATATCAATGGACATGAGTAGGTTCACAGTTGCTACACCAAACACAAAGCAACCTGAACTGTATGCTCACTACATAAACAAGACAGCAGTAATGTTATTTGGTGGAGATGAGAACGGCAAAGCCAAGAAAGGAAAGTACCTGAGTGTTCATAGGATGGTACAGAAGTGGTCGCAAGAAAAGATTATCCATAGATATGACTTAGCTACCAAGCATAGTGGAAATATGAGACCAGATATTTATTGGTTTTGGCAAAGGAAGCTAGATAGAGCAAAATGATTAAAGATATCAAGTCATTAAAGATACGTGGACATATACTTATTGACCTATTGGTGAACACAGGGTTGTCAAAGAGTGTGATATACAGAAAATTAGAAAAGAAACTTGGACACGATAGACATTATGCTCACTTTGGGAATTGTATTGATGCATATCAAATAGAAAATAATATCAAGATACTCAAAGCAATGTTGCAGTCCAGAGAACAAAGACAGTTAAACAAGAAGCACGGTAACAATGTTAAGGTTGCAAAGATTAAACCAGAATCACTTTCATTGGCTGAACAGAGAGAAATACACAAGACCTTTACAAATAAAAACAAGACAGTATGGAAAAGATTGAAGATGATTTTAAGACTCCCAAATAACCTCTTTGTAAAAACAACCGAAGACACCATCATTTTATAGAAACATTAGATGAAAACTATGAAAAATGCAGTAAATGTCCTTTAATTCGTAAGAAAGTAGTATGAATGATGAAAATACCATCCATATAATCATTGAAGGTGAATTGACTGATTTCAATACCTTTGACAAGGCGGCCAGAACTAATAAATTTGTTGCTGGGAAGATTAAAAAGGAAGAAACGGACAGAGTAGCCTGGGAGTGTAAAAAAACGCACCACGGGGCAAATCTGGAGTTTCCTGTGCATATCTCATACGTATGGTATTGCAAAAATGAACGTAAAGACATAGATAACGTAGCTTTTGCTAAAAAATTCATCAATGATGGACTTGTGAGTGCTGGAATCTTACCAGATGACTCTAGGAAGTATGTATCAGGGTTCAGTGATGAGTTCCCTGTCGATAAAAAAAATCCAAGAGTTGAAATTTTTATAGCATAATGTTTAATAAGCCAATTTTAAGTGAGAAGGACAGAAGATACCTTAAAACAATTAATGAATTGGAAAAGATTATATCTAGCCAGGGATATAAAACTACTTTAGATAAATGGGAAGTACAAAACCAAAAGGCTTTAGACAAGTATCAGTTAGTATTTTCTTGGTTGAATAAACAAGATTGGTATAAAAACAACCAACATAAAGTTACAAAATATGTAAACACAATACTCTAGGAAACTAGGGTGTTTTTTATACACACCTTTATCCCCTTGACCTCTGTCTTCAATATGTATACAATGGAAATGTATTAATAATAAAATTCAATTATGCAAACAGAATCTTTAAAGGAATGTCTTAAAGGCACATATCAATGGTCAGGAACCCTTTATCAGAACATTTGTGATGGTAGTACTTATTTTGTAGCAAATGGTTTTTTTGATTATTCATTGGGACTAACTTTTTTGGGTATAGGATTGATACTAATATATGGTTTTATAGCAATGATTATCAACTAAAAAAATATGAGTATGAGAAAAATGGTTCCTGTAGATTTGGAAGTACATGCACAACTAACAAGGTTAGTAGCAAAAAAAATAGTAAAAGAAAAACGTCCAGTAAAATACTCTGAAATTGTAAGAGATTTATTAAAGAATAGCGTATGACAAAAGAAGAAGCATTAGAGGGAGCTAAGATACTTGCCCGTATAAATGAGGCAAACAAAAACAAATGTAACTGTTACAGAGATATAATTCTCATCAAGAAAGCCCATTGGGTTTGTGCTAAATGTATGTGTGACTTATCACATGACATAGCAATGATGAGTGAAAAAACTTATAACAAAATTAAAAAGAATATACGACTGGGAGTCAATTACGACACACCAGTACATGGTCATTCCCAATCAAGTGCCCACGCCTATTATTCAAACTATTAGAAAAACTAGAGATATGAACAGAGCACACGCAAACGCAAGAGAGGACACTACAGAGCTAGAGAGGGTGGTATGCGAGTTGGAACAGGTCATTGAAAGTATCGTTACTGAGAGATATGAGCGAATACCAAATATGGGTGCTGCAATAAAAGAGGTATGTACAGATGCTCTAAAATCCTACGCCCAATCAGTAGCAGAGGAAGCGGTGAGGGAAGCTAGGAGAAGTGTACTGGAAATAGCAAAACCAGGGACACTTTACCAAACAGCAGACCCTAACCCCACTACCAGATCAGGTAAAGCCAACGAAATGGTCAACAAGGAGATGGAGGAGCAGGTGGAGGAGTTTATGGATTGTTGGGGGGATTACTTTGACGGATATATATGTTGTCAGGGGTTTGGTTGCTCTTGTAACGGGACTGAAACTGATGTTGAGGTAATCAAACACCTCACCCAAGCCCTACACACCGCACGTACACAAGGCTTACGCAAAGGACTAGAGAAATCCCAAGAGTTACTCGATGAGATGATGGAGGAAGGTAGGAAGCAAGGCAAGGCAGAGGAGGGGGAGAAATGGAGCAAGGCTGTGGAAGCATGTTCTGACGATAAGGGTAACTTATTTCAAAATGACTTACTACTAGCATTATCACTCACCAACACAGACGTAACAAAACTAATATGACAAACATAGAAAAACACATCCAATGGGGTATAGAGGGAGGGTGGTATGGAGATATTCTGGGGAAAAAGGCTGGCTGGACTTATGTGGCAGCAGGAACTATGGCAAACGTAGAAGGTTTCTTAAACATAAATTGGAATAGCACAGGTGATTGCTTTAAGCAATTGAGTGACAGTCAAGCCCTCCTAGACCCAAAGTTCTGGCAAGCCGTGGGTAAGGTGAAGGGGTGGGGCGATGTTCATTATGAAAAGTGTGCAGAAATTGACTACCATGAGTTTGCTGATGCAGGAGAGTGTGATTGTGAATCACGGTATGAATACAAGCAAAAAATGTACAGATTTATGGAGTCAATAGCAGAACACAAAACCATAGACGAAGCACTGGGGTTACTAGAGTAATTAGATTGGTATGAAACTAATACACGGAGACTGCTTAGAAGAAATGAAGAACATCCCAGACGGGAGTGTGGACATGGTTCTTACCGACCCTCCTTATGGAACGACGGCTTGTAAGTGGGATAGCGTTATTGATTTTACATTAATGTGGGAACAACTTAATAGAATTATAAAACCTAATGGTGCAATAGTATTATTTGGTAGTGAGCCATTTAGTTCTGCTTTAAGAATGAGTAATATTAAAAACTATAAATATGATTGGATATGGGATAAAAGTAGACCGACTGGTTTTTTAAACGCTAAGAAACAACCATTAAGAAAAACGGAAAATATAAGCGTATTTTATAAAAAACAACCAATATATAATAGGCAGTTTAAAACGGTAAAAGAAAAAGTGTTTACCCGAACTAAAGGAGGGGGAACTTACGGAGATCAAAAAAACATACCAACAAATGTATCTAATGGAGGTAAAGAAAACCCCTATACATTAATTTATTTTAAGTGTATAAATGGAGAACACCCAACCCAAAAACCAGTAGCACTTATGGAGTACCTAATAAAAACATACACCAACGAAGGAGAAACAGTCTTAGACTTTACGGCTGGTTCGTTTACAACAGGAGTTGCATGTGTTAATATAGGCAGGAACTTTATCGGAATAGAAAAAGACAAGAATTATTTTGATATTGGAACTAAACGAATAAAAGAAACTATAAAATGCCTAGATTTAAAGATAGAACCAACGATAATTACGGGAGACTCAGCGTCATAAAACATGCTGGTAAAGATAGT